CCAGTTTGCAGTATCGTATAACCAATCACACGGAGCCATAACATTTAATGAACTAGTCATCAAAGTATATCCTTTTATTGGTGACCAACTTCCGGTTAGTGCAGGTGCTAATTTTAATGTGTTTGGAGATGCCGTTGTTGAAATATCTAATGCGTTTGGATTTGAATATGTTACCGAATGTGCAATACTACAATTTGATAAATGCGGTTGAACTGATGCAGTTGATGCCATTCTCATTACTGAATTACATTGTGCACTACCACTTGTCGAATACCAAAGATTTTCTGCATTTCTAACATGTTTGTTAAATCCACTTCCAACACTACCACTATCTACATTTGGATATGGATAACCTAATTGTGTAGAACCTGATGGATTATATGATATTAGCATCCAACCACCACCATTGTCCGTTTGGTTACAATAAACTTGTACCGAACCTGTCATCATACCCGTCTTTATCCAATACCAACCATCGGTTCTCACACCGGAGTTATATAATTGAATAGCAGATACCGCAGGATTACTTAATGTTCCCAAAGTTGCACCTATTGTTACACTACCTCCTATGAATGATATTGCCATATTAATATAATCTTTCTATTGTAATTAGATTAGCATTAAACGATGGGCCGATTACCATAGTTATTCTCCATGCTATAAAAGCAACATAATCCATAATTATCCAAGTATCCGTATATCCCACAGCAATAAAATGTAATCCAGCATTAAGATATGCCGGAGTTGTTGTAATACTTAATGGACTTGTTATTGACGTTCCAGCTGTTCCACCTGCACTATATACATTACTACCAACAACACTATATGTTCCTGAGACAGTTGCAACTTGTAAACTTCTATTACCAGATGTAGGTATTCTTGCTTTCAAATTACCCAATTGAACATAATCACCTGCGTTTACAAATCCACTTGCTTTATGCATCAACTCACCATTCACTCCCGTTGGTGCTTTACTTAAATCAATATATACACCATTTGTATTGCCATCAAAAATTCTAAATCTATTTTGGTAAATATCTGCTTTTACGGATGTTGATAATGTTGTGTTGGTTTGAGGAACACCAAACTCAATCTCACCACCTTCATCTCCACCAACGGTTTCGAATCTAGTTATACCATTTACTTTTAATGAACCTGTGATTTCAACTACACCATTATTTTGAACATACATATTACTACCACTTGTCAAATAAAGTGATGATGTATTTGCAAGAATTTGAGAACCAACAAAACTACCCGTTGTTATAATTAACGAACCGGTGATTGTTTGAGTTCCGTTGAATGAGTTTGAGCCAGTTGTTACTGATTGTGCTGATGCGGTAAATGAGTTAAAGGATGCTGTTAAAGTATTAAATGAACCCGTTTGAACATATCTACCATCGTATGAACTTGTCAATTGAGATGAACCACTAATTGTTCCGGCAGGAGTTGTTCCACTAACCACACTACCACTTAATGTATAACGAGTATCAAATGAAGATGTTAATTGTGATGAACCCGAAATTACACTATCCCCACCGATTCTTAAATATCTACTATCCAATGAAGATGTCAATTGTGAAGAACCAGAAATTATACCTCTACCTCTTGTTTCATAACTAGATGTTGCTGATATTAAAGATGATGTTACATTTTGTAATGTGTTCCATTTTATATCATTAGAACCTGTATATGTATTCAATGAAGTTAATATACCAATTACCTGTGAAGAACCTGATATTACTCCTTTTGTATTTAAGTAAGCAAGGTTGTCCGAATTGGTATATGATGTTACTCCTGTCAATCCACTACCATCACCATAAAATTTAGATGAAGATATTTGTGTTCCAAAGTTGAATAAAGAATTCACACTATCCCAACTCATAGTTACATTTGCACCATCAATTAAAATTCCTGCACCATTTGCTTGAGTGGATGTTAATGAACCACTTGCTATACGAATTGTTTTATCACTAATTTGTAATGAAGATTGGTTTAATGCAGTTTGTGTTCCTTGTACACTTAAGTTTCCCAACATTGTTGCATTTGAACCTGTTGTTTGTAATGCTTGTCTTAATGATGCTGTATATGCATTCAACATAGATATACCAACATTTCCTGCGGATAATGTCCACACACTGCCATTATAAGTGTATATTGGTGAACTACCACTTTGATATGTTTGTCCTATTGATGCTGATGATGGAAATTGTAATGCCATTTTTTATCTCTTATTTTTATTAGAATAATCTTGCTACTCCTTTAATGTTATATGTTCCTGCTGATACCGAAGTAACAATATTCATATTACTTCCCGATAAAATTAAGTTAAACGATGGGTTTGGTGCACCCGCTCCGGAGTTTCTACTTCCATTTGCTGCTATTGTACCAGTTCCACCAAATGATGCAAGTAAATAGTTTACAGAAACTGCAGTTGAATCACTTGGTCTAGTTATTATTATATCCATACTTCCTCCATTAAATGATGCGGTCGGATATGAAACCAATACATAGTTTGTAGGGTTTACTACCGAAGAATAATTAAATGGAGTTGATGTAACACCCAGAGATGCTTGGAAAGTTGCCAAACTTGATGATGTTGCTGTTCTATTTGCAGCTGCACTTGCACTATCAATTAAATATGATGATGTAAATGAATTAAATGATGCACTTGTTGCAAAAGATGCAGTTGGAACTTCGTATGTTTTATTAGAACTATTGCCAACCCAAAAATATCCATTGGATAAACTTGCGGTTAAAGAACCACTAATTGAAACTGAACCGGTAAATTGATGTGTATCATCTGATGTATTACCAAATATAGTTGAACCAGATGAATATGATTGGGTAACATAATATACCGATGAACTAACTACATATTGTTGTGCAGTTACACTATTAAATGTTACATTACCACCACTTTGAACATATCCCAATGCGGATAATTGTGCAGAAGATGATATGATATTTCTACCAGTTGTTTCATAACTTCCACTAACAAATCCTAAATCAGAAATTTGTGTAGATGAACTAATTGTTCCTGCAGGTGTAGATGCGGTGAAACTTGCAGTCCAACTATTAAATGAAGCAGTTGATAATAAACTACCATCTGAAATTATTGTTTGAATTACACCATTTGATGTATCTATCCAAGTATTTGTATCATAATGTAAATATAAATTACCACCATTTGAATCATACCAAAGATTTCCAACACCAGTTGATGGTTGTGTGTCTGAAATTGTTACAACTGATTCTGAAATGATTCCTCTACCCGTTGTTTCGTATGAACCAGTATTTGATTCCAAATTATCCAATCTATCTACTAAACTTGCAGTTGAAATACTTGCAGTAAAATTGTTCAATGATGTTAAATCTACTGATTCGGAAATAAATCCAAATGCTGTTATTTGTGCTGATGAACTCACTAATCCATCAGGTAATGGTTGAACACTACCACTTAATGTATATCTTAAATCATATGATGCAGTCAATTGTGATGAACCAGATATTGTACCAGCTGGAACACCTGATATTGCTAATGAATTTATTCTTGTATCAAAACTAGCACTAAATGTTGATATTGATGAACTAAATGCTGTATCATTTACCCAAACACTTCCACTTTTTATTAAGATATCACCATAAGAAGATGTAGTTGAAGTATCAACCACATCATGTGCTTCACCTAATTCCGAACCATTATCAATTCTTACATATATAGAACCATTATTTTGTTGTTCTCTTAAAACTTCACCCAATCTAACACCATGATTTGGTGCAGTGGGTGGTGTAGTTGTGAATGAACCATTTTGCCCTAAAAATAACAATTGTCCGGCATTCATCCCAGTTGTATCTACACCCAATAAAATTCCTTCCGTAATTACCCAACCCCAACCATCGTTTGCAATATTTTCGGTTGTAATACCTAATGTATTTGCCGATTGTCCTTCTGTTAAAAAACTTGCGGTTACTATTAAAGGATTATCACCAGTTGCTCCACTTATTCTTACAACTTTACCTTTATCAATTTGTGCACCACTTACATTTTTTACATAAACATCGGTTTGAGAAGTTCTAACCGAATATGATGAAGTTTCTGCAAATGAAGTACTAATTGCAAATGATGCCGTAAGTGCATATAAAGATGAACTAACTGCCATTGAAGATGTTTCAGTTGCATTTATATACAATATATCATATGAACTTGTCAATTGTGAAGAACCACTTACTACCCCTGCAGGTAATAGTGGTGTTATTTGTCCTGCTCCACTCACAATTCCCTGTGGAATATCTGTTAAATTAGTATAAGAAATGCTACCACTTAAAATACCCCTACCAGTTGTTTCAAAACTACCACTTGCAAACCCTAAATCTAAAAGTTGTGTAGATGATGAAAAAATACCACTACCATCTAAAATTTGAGATGAACCAGAAACTATACCATTTGGTAATTGTTCAGAACTACTAATAATGTTTGATGGAATATCCGTTAAATCGGTATAAGAAATACTACCACTCAATATTCCTCTACCGGTTGTTTCAAATGACCCAGTATCGTTTGATGTTAAAATATTATATCCATTAATACTACCACTTCCAACAATTATAACACTACCGCTAAAAATATGTGAGTCTGTCAATGCATCACCAAACTGATTACTACCACTTGCATATACAACCGATGATGTTTGGTAAACCGAATGTAGATTTGTAATAGTTAAATTTGTAATAGTTGCGTTTTCTAATTCACTAACTATTTGTGTAGAACTACTGATAATTCCCCTACCTGTTGTTTCATAACTACCACTAACAAATCCCAATGCGGTAATTTGTTGAGATGAACTTATAATATCATTTGGTTTATTCCCAATGTTATCCCACGTTGTTTGGGTAATACTACCACTTAAAACATATCTACCATCTGCAGAACTACTAAAAGTTTCCAATGCATCAATTCTACTATCAAATGATGCACTATCACTATCATAAGATGCGGTTGTTACATAATTATCAATATCAACTACTCCAGTAATAAATCCTAATGCTGCAATTTGTTCAGATGAAGTTATTGCACCACTTAAAGATGTTAAGAATGAACCCGTTTCACTTTCAGTAATCCAACTTCCACTTACACTTTCAATTTGATTTAATCTGTCTACTAAACTTCCCGTTGAAATACTTGCAGTATATTCATTAAATGATGAAGTTGTTACTAAATGTGATAAATCCTGTTCGTTTGTTGCTGCTAATATTTCAGTATGAACGGATGAACTAAATGATTCAAACGAAGATGTTGTTACAAATGAAGCAGTATCTACCGTTTGAGAAGAACTTATAAATCCAAATGCAGTTATTTGTGCAGATGAACTTACAATACCATTACCTTTTGTTTCATAAGATGATGTTGCGGCATTTAGTGATGCGGTTGCAACCTCTAATGCAGCCAATCTTTGAACATCTATTGTATTGATTGTATCTCTAACACCATCTGCAAGAATGTTTAAACTTATTTTTACAGTTTCTCCATTATTAACACCTGCAACATATGTTTCTAATGATGCGGATGTCAATGCATCCAGTTCTGATATTTTTTTGTATCTTCTTATTGCCATTTTATACTATAATTTCATCTCCGTTTTCGGTTATTATATCTAATACGTTTTCAGTATCTAAATTTATATATTTCAATTTACCTATAACATAAATATCATCAATTGTGACATTATCAAAATCAATGTATCTATCATTCAATTTAACTACCACTCCTATATCGGTATCTTTCACCGTATAATCTCCAGGAATGTGTAATCCAAATACCATAACTTCGAAATTATCATAGTTTGCACCTTCCGTTCCATAATCGGTATGCATATTATGTATTGTTAAAGTGTTTGCTATATTATCAAATTCATCAATTTTAACTTTAATCCACATTGCACTATGTTGTAATATTTCTAAATGAAAATCAGATATTACTTCTTTATTATTTACTGTCTTTGTTGGATATGGGTTTGAGCGAGTGTTTGAATTAAATTTATTTGTAGTTGGTAATTCTATATTTTGTAAACTACCTGTTAAATCCGAATTGACAAGATTTTCTGCATTCACTTTTGGAGGAATGATTCTATTTAACTTTCTTGCATTTGAATTAAACTGTCTAAGCATATTTTTCTATATCACCTTTAATTTCAATAAAATCTTGTGAATCTAATTGATACTCAAATCTATTTTTAATAAATTTTACTAATAAGCCAGTTTGTCCTTGCTCAACTATATAATCAGTTGCACTTATATTTTGTGTATTAATATAAATTCTTAATCTATCTTGCTCCTTTCTATATTCTATTTCTCTAAGTATATCTACAAATTTCCAACCCGTTGCTTCAAAAATCCAATAATTAGAATCATCCAAATTTTTTGGAATTAATATTGCATTACCAGGTTTTCTAAACATCTTTTGAGTTATGTCTAATAAACTTCTTTTCATTATAAATCAATAAATTTACCCATTATTGTAATTTCATCATCAGCATCAACTACGAATGGCATTAAAGAAAAATTGATTTCTAACGAATTGGAATTTACAACTACGGTAAAGTGTGTATTGAAATAATATCTAACACCATTTACATAAACTTTAACATCATATGAATCATCACCATCTATCAGTGCGGATGTTATTACCGATTGTAATGTAGACGGTGTTTTTATTAATTTAATATTTGAAAAAGTAGTTACAGGAGCTCCTGCCGTAACCATATTATTATTTAAAGATAAGAAATCAATCAAATCTTTGTTATCATAATATGGTGATGGTGTTGTCAATAATCCCTCTAATCTACCATTACCACTTGTAATATCAACTTCTGTGGATATAACTAATCTTTTTGTTGATAATGATTTTCTAGTAGTTAATTCTCCATCAAATTTTTCTGGCAATAAATAAGCCTTTACATTTAGAGAAAACTCAACTCTATTAATTCTTTCCGTTCCTTCACCAACTTCATTTATTACATTAAATTCACTAACCGATGTTCTAAATTTAAACTTTTCTTTATCACCCCAATATGATGATGCAAAATTAAGTTGTTCAATTACTTCGTTTAATTGTTCTGTGTAGGATGTCCAACACATACAATCGTAATTTACTTCAACATAATCGGGCATTGCAATTCTAAAAATTTCTTGCTTTGGTTTAACGCCACTACCCAATGCTGTAAATCTATCGTAACGATTATCTTTTGACCATTTTGTTATTGCAGGATAAGAAAGATGTCTATTTGGCATTTGCATCGTTTCATCTTTTGCAATTGATGTTCTTCTTAACATCATCAAAGGTAATTGTATTTTACCCTTACCATCTCTATAAACACCCTGTCTACGAGAACCATTCCATCTTTCCGAATTACCATATATAACTGGAATTTTTACTGCTACACCTTTACTATCTTTTAGTGTTGGAAGAACCGTATCCTCCAAATAAGACATCATAGCATAATCAATATCAAAAAGAGTGATACTTTTTTTAAGGTCACTATTTGTTGATTTTATTTGATTTCCTCTATTAAGGTCGGGTCTTAATGGGTTTACTGACATTTATTATTATTTTATTCTTTCTTCAATATTAAGATTTGATTTGGATACCATAAATGTAGAACAAATAATACTCCAATTTCTTTTTTCATCTACACTATTTGGTAATCCTCCAACATATTGTACTTCGGTTGTATTATCTATTTCATAATATGAATCATCAAAATAAATAATATCTCCAATTTCAGGATATGTGTTTCTTTCTTCACACAATAATCTATCAAATCTAAATTCTATATTTTGATTTGTTTCTGAACCGAATCCTTCATATGCTGCGGTTTGTCCTTCTTTATTAATCAATACAAATAATTCAACTCCTGGATGCCATGTTTTATTCATTGCCTCACCATAAATGTTTACTTTTGTTTCATTTAAATTAATTTTATATAAAACACACGTATTTTCAACCACAGTATCTACTAACTCTCTGGCAACATTTCTTAAAAATTGTATATCTCTACCTACTAAAAACTTTGGCATATTATCCTACATATAATTTTAACGGAACTTTTCTTAACATTTCTTGCTGATGGTCTGCTTCATGTGCTTTATTTTCCATCACATTTTTCCTACTCATCTCTTCCAAATTTTCTCTAAGTTGTGTTATCAATGCATCCTTTTCAACCTGTGCTTCTGCTCTTAATGCAGCACCATCTAAAGAAACCTCACCATCTGGAATTGGAACTGAATTGTATTTTTCTCTGATTGCACCTAATAATTCTTTTGCAAGTGCAAGAGTGTATTTTCTAATCCATTGTTTACCAACTTCATTTATTTTTGAATATTGGATAAAATTATAAGGTATATCAGAATAATCAGAAAGTGAATCGGATTGAATAGTTTGAGAATCGTGTTCAAACTCATCCCTACTCATATATTCAAAATATACTTTTTTTACAGTATTTTTTGTTGGAATAGGAAATATTTCTAATTTATTA